GCCATAGGGCATGAGTTTGAGTATCTACCCAAAGTCTCAACCCATACTTTGTAGGGTGTCATATATAGGATAGCGGTTAGGTACTCGCTACCGTCACCCTTTACAGTTTTGGCGTTGGTTCCAACACCTAGTAGTTTATAGTTTGACATTATCAATCCTCCTTAGATTGCGTTTAGTAAGGCACATCCAAGCCCATATGTCAAGCATAAGGTACGGTTGGCCGCACTTAGCCTGGATGTACCCTCACAAAAAGCAATCACTTTTCCTAATGACGGACTGATGTGTTTTACCGTTCTATAGCACATGGTTACAATGTACCTTCTCCTGTATGCTATACAGTTTTGGCTCTATAGCACGTTTACCCACGTCACTTCCATTGGACAGGTCTAGGGTTCCTTAATCCCTTCATTTGGTCGGCAATCTTATATGTGGCCTGATCAATTTAGTCTGTTTCGTTATAGTCTATCTTTCGTATTTAGTAGTTAGTTAATATTTTAGTCTTTAGTCTTTGATAGGGCATTTCACCGTATCCGTCAAAAGGCTTCTGCAGTTAAAAGGATCAAGGCTTGTTAGCTACTCTTTTAAAAGTTATTCGCTTTCGATGTATTCAAGGTGACATACCCCAACATAGATTGCAACACTTTTTTTCAACTATTTTATAAGTTGTTGTTTTTAAACGATTCTTTTTTTGTTCGTTCTCGTTGTGTTCTTTCATGCCAGGTAAAAATGTAATAAAAACAATGACTTAACATTTTAGAGTAGAACAAAGTAAGAACCTCTTTTTGTATTATATATGTGTATTTCTTTTTTAGGGGTGTACTTAATTTGTGATCACAAAATAGGGGTAGTGTTGTGCATCCCTTACTGATTTGTGATCACATTTCCTAAGTGTGGCAAAAACATCACACCTTTTTGTAGTATATTGACGATATATCAGTTAGTTTATGCAATAAAAACAATAGCTTAGTAGTAAAAATGCTATAAAAATATATAAACTGTCTCAAATTGCGAGGGGTGGCGAGTGCCACTGGGGGGTCTAGGGTTACGTGTATATGTATATCTACACAGAAGTGGTTTTTTGAAGGGGTGACAAACTGTCGCAGTATTACATTTACATGCTTGACAGACCCTATTTTTTGAGTATAACTGCGGAGCAGGAGCAGGACAGTTAAACTTTTAGTGTTTTACTTAATAAATAATAAATCTAAATAAATAGTTTAACTATATAAATAATTGGACATAGGCAAAGTTTAACTTGACAGTTATACTACATCTATGTATACTACAAATTAACAACACAAAATAAATACAACAAACAATAAGTGTTGTACTAGGGTATGTGTAGTAATCTGTGTGTTACTCTTCCTCCATGTCTCCTCCTCTTACATGTAGATACTACACATATCCCCTTTTTAGGTAGGATAATGTATAAACAGAAACTAAGTATGTACTCTTCTGAGGATGTCATTGAAGAGTTTTACGATGCTATAGCAGACGGTGACAGTAAAAGACTCAGACGTGTACACATTCCTAAGTCCGATGTCTTCTATGTACGTGAAGCGTTGGAAGCTAGGCTAGGAAAGAGATATACTTTAGATCACGTAGAAAGAGCTATGTACCTTGAGGGCTTCCTGGAGAAACATGAAGTATTAGACCCGGAAAGAAAACGTAAAGGTGTAGGATAAAAAAGTGTTGACAAAGATTAAACTGTGCGTACAACTATGCGTACTAATGTTACTTACCGCTTGTCAAACAATAACATATACAGCGTCATGCAGGGTGGGAGATACTGCATGTCAGAGAAATCAAAATGCACAAACACTCGCACTTATCGGACATCCCAAGGCTGCTACGAAACTTATGTGTAGTGACAATACTATTGGTAGCCTTTTGCCACCCAGTGAATGCACAGGAACAAGTACCCCTTGATGATGGCATAACAAATAACAACACCACGAATAACGATCAGGGTAATGACATAACAGGTGACTTCTCTAACAACTACGAAGACTCAACCGTAGAATCAAACAATACTAGCGAAGTCATAAACTACAACGGAGCAGGATCTTCACCAGGTTCACAGCCTGTAATGTCCAGCATAGCTCCAACAGTGATGGGTGGGGGAGGTAACGACTCTTGCTTAATCCCAAGAAGTAGAGGCTTACAATTAAATATAATTGGCCTCTCTCACGGTGAGATGCAGCAAGACCCTAATTGTAATCGCAGGAAGAATGCTAGATTACTGGGGTTACCTCAACAGGTTGGTGGGTTAGGATTACAGGTATCAGCCATTTCAGTAATGTGCCAAGATGCCACAGTATTTAGGAGTATGATGTTAGCTAATACTCCGTGTCCAATAAACGATGCACGTACTGGCAAGTTGTTAATGGGCAGGAATGCTATAAAGAAATACAGAGAAGACCCAGCTACATTTGTAGTAGGATATGATTTAGATAAAAAGTTTTGGGATACCTTGTTACAGGTAGGAGAGGAACACGATGAAGCATTCGTTGAAGTCACTACTACTAAGCGGAGCCTTAGTGATCAGTTCAGGAGTAGCAAACGCAGAAGTGATACTGGTAGTGGAACCAGAACCACCAGTACTGCAAATAGAGATGGTGGATCTAAACCTGACAATGACAGGTCAGGAAAAAATTGACTACTTAATTGAATCTCTAGGTGCTATTAAGAACAGAGTAACAGACGGAGCAACAATGACAGTAGGTGCTACTGGCTATGCTGCGCTGGGTGGTACTATAGTAGATGACGCATTTAACGATGCACTAATTACAGAAGATGAATTAGCTAACTACCTAGAAGCACACGATCTTGTAATGGATCATGATTACGCTACAGCTACCACCGCACAAGAGTTATTTACACAAGAATATCAAGGTGCAATGAATAGCTTAGATGAAGCGATTGACTTACTAACAGATGCTTCTACAGAGATACTAACTGCTACAGGAGTTATGGAAGCTGCAGCATCAGCAGACACAGCACCAGAGCAAACTGCACTACAAGGTTTAATGGGTCAGGAAGAATACCAGATAGATCAAACAGAAGTTGATGCGTACAACCAAGCCATAGCACAGGTAGAA